CGGAACCGCATCTCCATCCGTATAGGACAGGTTGCTCAGGTTCAACCCGGCGGGCTCAATGTCTTCGGTGAGCCCGAGCGATGCATTTGGAATGCTGTTCAGCTGAAAGCTCATCGGACCCTTTAGAAGGCTTCCTATGGCTTTATATGTAATCAGGTTCATGGAATCCTTTCCCTAAGACCAATCATCCGGTGACTTCCGCAAGTTCAAGGCGACCGACCCACCTGATGGTCTTCCCAGCTTCTCCAACACAGGAAATCTCAAGGAATCCGCTGTTGTTGGCCGCGACGGTGACATTCCACGCAGCGACATCCTCGGCAATGACGGTGACGGTCGGAGTTCCAACGAGGGCGGTGGCTCCTCCAACCGCTCGGTCGATGCAGCCTGTAACTTCATATGCCGCGCTTTCCGTATCCACAGCCGTGTTCCTTGCGGCAATCAGGCACTTGAACGCCCATGTCGTGTCGTTCGGGATGTAGAGTTGGGAACCCATGCTCGCCATGATCACGGGAGTCGCGCTGGTCGTGACCGCCTTGATGACATACATGGTCGATTGGGCATCACCGACATTTACGAACGGCGCACCGCCGAACACAAATCCGCCGTTCGTGAACGGGACATATCCGCCATGTCCAGCCGCAAACGATGCCTGAGATTCGATTCGGTTGTCGCGTCCTCCCGCGATTGCGCTGAAGACGGCGTAGGTGGTGCTGCCGATCTTGTTCTGAAAGCCTCCCGAGATGGTCGAATACGACCCGAAGTCAACCGCAGGGTTGCTTCCGCCGATCTGATTGCTCAGACCGCCGGAGATGACGGCTTGTCCCGAGCATCTGATGGTGTTTGTAGATCCGCTCAGGATTCCGGCGGCGTTCTTTGCATTCGCGCCTTCGACCGGGCCTTCGATGGTGTTGTTGTTCCCACCGCCGATTGCTCCTCCCGAACACTCGATCCTGTTCGTGTTTCCTCCGGCGATGGTCGAGTTGTTGCCGCTCGCGATATGGCCGAACCCGCCGCCGATGGTGGCGTAGTTGCCCTGAGCGGCGGTCGCATTCGTCTCGTAGATCGTGTTGGTGTTTCCACCCGAGATCGTCGCGTAGTCGCCGTTGGCGATGAGGTTGTACGAGCCTCCCGAGATCGTTCCGTGATCCGGGTTGGTCGTGCCATTCGGAGTCACATTGTTCTGACCGTTGTCGAGATTCAGGCCGATGCGGTGATGCGCTCCTCCTGCAATCGTGCTGGCGATGGTGTCCGTATTTCCGGTGGTCCCTTGGATACCAATGATGTTGTTGTATCCACCGCTGATGGTTCGGAGAGATGTGTTTCCGTAGATGATGTTTCGGTTTACCGAGTTACCTCCACCAGCAATCACATTTCCGTAGCAGTCTGAACTTACTCCAGCGAATTCAATAAGGTTTGAGCCTGTGTTGAATGCGTAGTTCAGCTGCCCAGTATCCCCAGCAGCAGAAACACCCTTGACTCCACCTCCACCCAAGAGATCAAGCGGAACAGAAAAGTTTGACATCGAATCTCCTTGGTTAGATGATCAGGAACACATCGATGTTGGTCGAAGCGCCAACAGTCGTGATGTTGGTCCGCATATGGGGAAACACGGCGATGTGGAATCCAGTGGCACTGTTGACTCCGGTCGCAATGTCGATCCAACTGGTTCCGTTTGCGCTTCCCTCGATCTTGACTGCCGGAGTTCCTGTCCCACTAGTCACAACCATTTGAACATGACCAGTGTTGTTTCGGTTGTTCTTATCCACCATCGTGTTTGGAATGAACACCGAAGCCTGTGCTCCACCAACTCCCGCACTTCCGCTGTAAAGTCTGATTGCTTCCATTTCTAGCCTTTCATTGGGATTACTTTGACGATGAACCCGGCGATGATGGAGATGATCGCGGCAGCGCCGAGCATCCAAGCCCTGCTCTGCTCAAGATCCCTGATCCGGTTCTCCAGAATTCTCAGCTCTTCCTCTTGGATGCGGAGCGATGTCATCATCGCGTCCACCTTGCCCTCAAGCCGTCCTAGGGCAATCAGGACTTCCTCGGTCACGGGTCGTACCTCAGCGCCTTGATCATGTAGCGCAACCGGGCGTTTCCACCAAGATCGGAGATCGTGGGAACATTGAAGGTTCCAGCACCACCGGATCCAAAGTGAGTCCCCAGCACGGCGAACAGGGCCGCATAGGTCACTTGGCTATAGCTGGAGCCGTTGCACCAGAGCCATCCCTTGGGCGGATTGGTCGATCCTGTGTAAACGACGATGGATCCGATGGGCGTCTGCTGTTCGTTAAAGGCAGCCACCGTCATGTCTGGATTCAGGAGGTTTGGCATGAGTGGCTGTCCTTATCAGGAAACCCTGAAGCAAAGGTAAGTTCTAGCATCTACCGTTGCCGAGCTGCTAGATCCAGTTACGGTATGGAGATCCATCAAATCACCGAAAGCATCTCCACCATTTACTGGGGTTGTTGCAGATGTCATTGGAGCTTTTAGCCGACCAATAATGAGACCGTTGGGAGATCCTTGGCCTGCATTGGAAGCAATTACAATCATCATCCAAGTTCCTTGTCCAGATTTTGGCCTAGGCATAAATCGATTGACACTTGGGAAACCAGTTGTAAAAGACACAAGATCAAACAACTCTTCATTGAATGATGATGCAGTCGTAAATGAGGAGGTAGTGTAGTTGTGGACAAGAAGGGCAACGCTGTTGAATACAAGAGCCTCAAGATAAAACTTGTTTACGGCATCTCTAGCGTTTGTCGGATTCCTCAAGTTCGTTGCGGTAAATCCATTGCTTCCGGTGGTGCTCTGGAAATCAACATCCTGCGTAGGGGTTCCTACAGGAAGAGTCGTGAGGTTGGCAAGGCTCATCGCTCCGCTGGCTGCGATCTTCATGAAGCGGTCGGCGGCAGCGGAGTCTGCAAACAGATTTGCACCAGAGCTTGCGGAATTCAGGTTGGCAAAGTTGACGCCGTTGGACGCGATCTTTCCAGAGGTAACGGCATTGTTCGCAAGGACGGCATTTGTCACCGACAGAAGGCCAAGCTTCTCGGTTGTCACTGCGTTGTTGGCAAGCTTCGCCGTAATGACATTCAAGTCTTGGATGTTTCCCGACTGAATGGCATTCGATGCGATTTTGCCTGAAGTAACGGCTCCACCTTGCAGCGCGTTTGAATCGACGGAGTTGTCCGCAAGCTTGTCGGCAGTGACGGCATTGCTCTGGATGTTTGCCGTGGCGACCGCATCTGCGGCGAGATACTGGTTGGTGACCGAGCTGTTTGGAAGCACGGACAGAACGCTTCGGGACACTCCGAAGTTCCGAACGCGGATTCCGACTCCGTTTGCCGGAGCAGCGGGGCTTCCACCAGACACAAAGCTGATCTTGGATGCCGAGACCGTGTAGTCGGTGGTTGGGATCTGGAGGATTCCTCCAACCTCGACAATGAACATATTGGCATCGGTGTTCAGGGCTTCAGGGGACAGCGTGAAGTCGCTGGATGACCCGTTTCCAGTGAATGCCCAAGCCTGAGGAACAATGGGAGCGTTTCCAAAGACCTGAGCGGCATCGAGCTGCGCCTTGGTGACGGCATCCTGAGCCGATTCCCCGTTGGCAAGGTTTCGGAGCTTCTTGTTTCCAGCGTCCCAGCTCAGTCCATCGATGGTCTTTGGAAGGGCTCCGCTTCCGGTGTCGTTGGCCTCCTGCACGATGTGCAGCATCCCCTTGAATCCCTTGTCGAGATCGGACGCCGTCAGGACGGATCCATCGGAGAAATCAACGACATTCGCTGCAAACCCCGCCGAAGTGCTGGGAGTCTCCCGGACGATCTTGATGATCTTGCCGGATGCCGGAGCAGTGGTGAAGACAACATTCTCATTGGCCCCTGCGGTGTCCAGCGTATATCCCGTTGTCTGTAGGGCGTTGTCGATGTAGACCTTGATGTACCCCGTACTGAGGTAATCATCGATTCCCGCAAACGAATAGGTCGTTGTGGACCCGTTCGCTGTGTAGGAGACATAGCTGTTTGGCATGGTTTAGAGCTCCTTAGATTCAGTTGTCGAAGATCGACTTTTTCTTCCGTGTCTGCTTCTTGAGTAGGTTGAATTCCTCGGCAATCTCGGCTTCCGTGACATTCAGGAAATGCTTCATCGCCGGGAAGTTCTGGAAGGGAAGAAGAAGTCGGAACTTATGGACAGTGGACTGGGTGATGTCTCTTTCCTTATCCTCGTTTCCAATTGCCCTCTGCACGGTTGCTCCGGCGACATCCTTGGTGATGTCCCAAGTCTTTGAAAGGAACGACTGCGCCGGGAACCCGTACCAGTTCAGACCGCTGTACCTGTAGGCCGAGAACAAGGGATCATCATCCACAGCGGCAGCCCATGCGGCATCAACGGCCATGATCGGAAGGAAGAACTCGCTGGGTCCAGTGAAGGCTCCACGGACAAATCCCGCCGTAGTCAGCATTCTCTGCTCGATGTCCCTAGCCTTCTCATCGTCTCCTGTAGCACGGGCGCTGGCTGCATCACCAATCTGCCTAGCGTACTGGATGAGTCCAGCGAACAGCATGGTGGCCGTGATCTCCTGAGCCACCCTAAGCCTTCCGGCGTTTCCTCCACGCTTGGCTCTGGTGATGTTCTGGAACAGGAAGTTGTCCACGCCCTTCAGGTTGAATCCACGGAACTGGGTGAGGAGACGCCCGTACCAAGTGAAGCCGATGCGGTGGAAGTCTCCACGGGTAGGCATATCCTGAATTCGAGTCCTGACCGCACGGTCAACGAACGCCCTCAGGTTGTCCATGCGCACATCGTTGATGTTGCGAAGGTCAACGATGCGTTCTCCGGCCAGACCGTTTCGAGTGACTGCATTGGCGCCGACGAACTGCACGATCTCGTCGTACTGAGCTGGCTCCAGTCCAAGGGTCCTGATGGTCGCGTCATCGAACCTGTTGGCAGCGTTGCGGGAGACATCGTACAGGTGCTGAATAGTCGAGGCGGCCATCAGGTTCTGCGTGAACGATGTGACCGGAGCAAGCAGTGTGATGTCCGAGAAGAAGTTGGACACCGAGTTCAGGCCACGAATGAACGGGTTTGTCTCGTCTCCTGCCTGATTCGAGATGTCCTGCATCAGGGCCCGCCTCAGGCGATCCGTGGACGGATGGAACCAGTGGTCCATCATTCCAGCGAAGTTTCTGGCGCCCTCGTCCATGTTGTTCCAGTTGCCGACCATCTCGGAGAGGATCGGCATCTGGCGAAGCATCGATCCCATTCCCACCGTACCGATGATTCGTGAGGTCTCTCCGGCTGCGACAAGGCCGAACATACCTCCGGTGGACAGGTATCCGAGCGGAAGCATCGTGCCAAGGGTCGCTGATCCCCAACGCTCGAATCCAGCAAGCTCCCTGTTGCTCCTGTGCAGAGGCTCGTACCGGAGAGCAGAGACGATTTCGCGGAACGCAGCCGTGGCCTCTTCGTTCATCGAGCCGCCCATGGTCGCATCTAGGTTGCCGATCCTGTTGATGGTTCCGATCATCGCCTCGATGCTGTCGATCTGCACGGGATTCCCGTTGACATCCAAGATCCCGTAGTGGGCCAGCTGTTCGTTGAACGAGTCGATGAACCTACGCTCGTTGATCGCCCCGTACACCGATACCGAGTACTTCTTCAGGATCGTCGGGATGTCGGTCACGGTGAGATCGGCAAGACTCAGGTTGCTTCGACCGATGTTCAGGAAGTCCTGAGCAGTCGCCATCGACGCACCTTCATCCATCATGATTCGCGCACGACCGAATGGAGTAGGCGAGGTTCCTCCGGGAGACACCGGACCCTGTAGGTTGTCGATGGCCCGTGCGATCTCGTCATCGATGTCGAGCAAAGGAGCTGCATCGGAATCGTTCGAGAGGCTGATGAGCCTGTTTGTCAGGACTCTGGCGGCCTCACGAACATCGGTGAGGTTGACCACCGCTCCCGTTTCGGTGACGATCTGCCTAGTTCCCGTTGCTCCTCCAAGCGCGGTAAACAGCAGATCCTCAAGAGCCTGACGGCCTTCAACGGTGGTGCCAAGCCGACCGATTCGATCCCATCGCCAGAGACGGGGGAAATAGTTCGCCACGGCGCTGGTCTGGAATCCACGGACTCCAGCTCCATTGGCCGCAGTGTGGATGTCGTTGAAGATCTGCCTGAGAGACCGTGCAGTCTGGTTCACGGCTTCACTGGGATGATTGAAAGTCCCGCTTCGGAGCTGCTGCACTACTGCGTTGTCAAACTCCTCCATCATCTGCCGCCTGTTCCGGCTGAATGCAGTCCGAAGGCTGTCCATCATGGTGATGCGGTCGCTTGCCCCACGGTTCAAGGCATAGCGGGTGTATCCGTTCCTCCAAGCAAGGAGACCAGTGGCCAGATGTCCGGTCATCTCGTAGGAGCCTTCCTCGAACACCGTGCGGCCCTGTGCGACATTCACGCCGGATTCGGTGGCAAGGGCCCTGCGGGCGTTGAAAGCCTCCCAGACGGCCATACGGGCTGCCGGATTACGGATACGGAGCACAACGGCTGCTTGGTTGAAGAACCTCTGAATGGGCCCGAAGGTGTCCGATCCACGGGCAATCGGGACTTCCTCCTGCATACGGCGGGCACCGTCGATTGAGGTTCCTCCGGGAGGAGCGTTCGGCGGAACTACCGCAGATCCGGCTGCTCCACCAGTTCCCGCTGCACCACCACCTCCAGCAGCTGGTGGAACGGGCTGCGCTGCGGCAACACGGGTTCCGGGAACAGCAGGAGCTCCAGCATTGACCCGTGCTTGCTCCCTAGCCCTTGCTGCTGCACGGAGAGCTGCGAGACGCTGCCCGGTGTTCCGCACGGTCGTTCCAAGGGCCCGTGGGACATAGATGCGCCTACCCTGATTACCGACACGGGAATTGATCACCCCGGCGACCTGAGCAAGCCGAGCACGGGAATCAAGGACTCGCTGTCCTCTGGAGTTCACCCTCATCGGAGGATCCTGCATGATCGCCCGAAGGTCCTCGATGATCTCCTCGAACATATCCCGAGTGACCACCGTTCCACGGTTGCGGATCTCGTTGGCCACCTGAAGGATCAGTGAAACTCCGTCAGGATCGTCAAGTCCGTATACGGCTGATGTTCCAAGTCCCGGAAGGGCTTCTCCAGCCTCGTCAAGCCCGGTGTCGAACTGAGACCACAGTCCATCGATGGTGTTGCTCCGCTGGACAAGATCATCGAACGACTGATCCAGTGTTCCGATGGAGACGGCGTTGCCGCTTCTTCGGACATCTCGGATCCGCTGAACAACATCCTCTCCTAGGAACCTCTCGATGGTCCTGTAGACGCTGGATTCAAGCGATGCTCCACGAAGACCAGCGGCATGGCCAGCGAACAAGGCCCGCGCAATGGTCCGGGTCATCTCCTGATCGACCGTACCGCCTCGCCTTGAGATTTCAGCCGCAATGGTGAGGACGGCAGACCGGATTCCGTTGACGGCGTTGATGTTCTGCTGGGCCGCCGCTGCATATCCAGTCCTCCTAGGAGGCGTGTACACGGTGGTGCCGTCAGCAAGAGTCCTGCGGCTCCATCCACGGCCCTGAAGCATCTCCCGGACACGGCCAACCTCGGTCGGATCTGCGTCTGCCCTAACCGAGATCGCCCTGATGTTCTCTCGAAGCTGCCTCCATTGTCCCCTGTACTGGAACGCCACATCGCCCTGCTCTGCGGCGGCAAACAGACGATCCGACTGAACGAAGTCTCCTCGAAGATTCCGAGAGTCAAGCTCAATCTCGATTCCGGTTCCGCGACCCTGACCTCCCGGATACAGATTGCGGTCGATTGCCACATCGTCGCCAAGGCCAGCAGCAAGCTCCCTAGCGCCCCTACGGTTCGTCATGAAGACGCCGGAAGGACGGAGCTCCTCGGGAATCCCTGCACCCCTTCGGATGCTTCTGGCAAGCTCTCCACGCGGCCTAAGGCGATTTGCAGCCGCAGCGATGACTCCACGCCATCCGCCACGGTTTCCACCAAGGATCTGCCTGATCAGGTTTTCGTTACCCGGCGTGTACATCGCTTCGCCAAAGCTGGCTGGACGGACATCTCCTGCAAGCATGGATGCACCGACTTCGTCGGCACGGTTGGCGACATTCTCCCCCTGAAGGATCGGAAGACCAACGCTCTCCGTTCCGGGAACATTCTCGCGCCCGGTCCTTGAGAAAGCCTCGTAGGCATCGTCAGCGATGTTGTCGATGGTTTCCCCGACAGGAGCGACGGTCTGCCCAAGCAAGGTGCGGTCTGCGGCTGCCGCCGTGACGAATGCAAGCGGGCTCCTGTAGTGGATGACCCGGTTTCCAGCCCTGATCTGATGGAGATATCTGTTGGCGTAGCTCTCAACGGCATCGCTGTAATAGGCGCGGGCCGCGAACGATCCAATGGCCCCTCCAAGACCAGCGGCAAGGACGCCGTCAAAAGCCAGCGTAGACGCATCCGGGTCGTAGGTGGGATCGACTCCGCTTCTGGCGATCTTGATCGCGATTTCCTCAGCGACTCCCAGAGCCGCATACTTCCGCATACCCGCAAGACGGGAGACCGTTTCCGCAGCCTGTGCGGCTTCCTCGGACACGCGAACCATGTTTCCCCAACGCTCGGCTGAGGACCTCAAGGCGATCCGTCCTCCAGCAAGGGACATCGCCCTTCCTTCGGAAAGGAACGCAAGCGGCTCAAGAGCCATGCTCATGTTCACGATTGCTGCGGTATCCCCAACGAATCCAGCGATCTTTCCCGCTGTGCTTCCCTGAGCGGCAAATTCCGGCGTTGCAACACGGACCTGATCGAGCTTGTCCTGAAACTCTCCGTAGCTCTTGGATCCAAGAAGCCACGGCCAGTTCTCCGAAGAGACCGACATCAGGTCGCTGGTGATGCCCTCAAGGTTGTTCAACCCTTCTTCTCGATGCGGGGCAAACGCCTCAAGTCCACGGTTGTCAGCCACTGGGTTGAACGGATCGTACTGCTTGGTCTTCTTCTGGTTGAAGTTGAGCGGAGCTAGGTACGCCTCATCGTCGCTCGTAAGCTGGTTGAACTGCCTCTCTAGGTAGTAGGTGGCCTTTCCGGTCCAAGACGAGACAAGACCGCTCATGAACGGACCAAGGGTGTCCGTCATCGCCTTGATGTTGCTCTCTACAGGAGGATTGAGCTGAAGCTCCTGCTCGTAGCTGTATCTCTCCGCAGCCGACATCAGATCGACTGGGCTTTGGGTCTTGAGGATCCGCGTGTCGAACAGCGGTCTGCTTGAGCTTGTCTGGTCCATGTTTTTAGGGGCCTCTTAGAACTTGGGCTGGATCGGACTGAGCGACTTGCGGCGGAATGTTTCGGTCTTCTTTGCCTTCGCCCGCTTCTCAAGATCAACCATGAAGGAAACAACCTTCTCACGGGGACTCTGAGCATCACGGATGATGTTTCCATCCGCATCTCGCGGCTTTTCCCGGCTGACGATGTCCTGAATGGTGTAGTAGCCGTCCTTCATGGCGTTTCCTGCGGAATCGCGGAACGCGAACACGGGTTCTCCGTTCGGAGCGTTGTCAACCCAGACAAGCGTGGCTCCCTTCTCAAGGGCATCGGTGCCGAGCTCGACTCCGATGAATGCCGCGATGTAGCTCTCGGTCACTCCATGGGGAGCAAACGCATCCTTCGGAAGGACCGCTCCGTTGACGATCATCGAGTTATCTAGGACATATTGCCTAGCGTTCTTCATCGAGGTCTGAAGAGCACCGCTTGTAGACGCCATTTCCTCAACGAACTTTCGAGTGAACATCGATGCAGCCGACTTCCGGGCATCTGGGTTCAGTTCGATTGCCGGATCAACGAACGGAATCCAATCAGCCCAGCCACGCCATCCCTTGAGGGCCAGATCCTTCAACGTTTCATCGACCTTCAGCCGATACGCTTGCATATCCGTCCCGTTCTTGTTGATGTCAGTCAAGGACAGGATGTCGGCTTCCGCGTCCATGTTGAGGGACTGAGCTGCATCGCGCACGGCGTCTGGAAGAGACATGACTCCGCTGCTCCACTTGACGGAAGCAAGCTGTAGGAACTTGAGTGTGCGGGCTCCACGGTCTCCCATCTTCGGAAGAAGGATGTCGAGCGGAGAGCGTCCTCCAGCCGAGTTCTTGTAGAGAATCACAAGATCAGCAAGTTCCGGCCTGAGTCCGCGCTCGACATCCACGCTGATTCCATTCAAGGCGATCCGGCGGATGGACTCAAGCCTGTCCTCAAGGTCGAAGTGAAGGGCTGCCTGAATCTCGTTCATCTTCAGGCTCATTCGGATCTGGTCCTTCAGCTGCCTGACATCGGCGGAATCCTGAGAAGACGGAGTAAGGTCTGAAAGTCCGTACTTAGCCATGGCCGCCTCGGGTGCGGAATTGAGCCAGTTGTTGACCTCGACCTTCACAGCGTCGCGGATGTCCTTCTTCTTCGCATCCTCCGAAACGCGAAAGGATTCAAGCTGGGATTCAAGCTTGTTTCGCAGCGATCCAAAGTCCACGATCTCCTGCCCATTCCATTCGGAGGACTTCGGAATATTCCTGCCCTCAAGAGGATCGAAAAGGTTCCTGATGATCAGCGTCTTCGTGTTCCGGTCAGCCATTTCCCGGCCTTCGCGAGTGGCGTTGTTCCAACGCTCGTTGAACTGATCCCACATCTTCGCCTGATCCTCGATGCTCAGGTACTTGAATGCAGGGGTCAGCTGGGTTCGCCATTCATCTAGGTACTTTCCATACGAAGCATCTGCGTTTCCAGCGGCTGAATCGTTCATCGCGTCCTTGTACGCATTGGCCGCCCACGCAGAGACAATCTGGGTTTCACGCGACTTACCAAGCTCGAACCTGTTCTTCTGAACATCTTCGCGAGCCGCAAGGAGCATGGACTTCACTTCGGAGACATCGATGAGCTTTCCGGTTCCAGCCTTCAGCTCCGAAAGAATCGCCTCGGCTTCGTATGTAAGTCCGCTGCTCTTCATCGCCTCGATGAGATGGCTGGCCGTGGCGAGGTTTGCGACCCGTGGGAGACCAAGGCTCTGACCGAGTTCATCAAGGTATCCCTGAAGGTCCGGGACGATCTTGTCCTTCAAGGTGCTGTAGAACGGGCTCTTCCCCTCCCTCATGCGCTTCATCGCATGGTCGAAGATGAGTTCCCGATCCACCGGATCAAGCTGGTCAAGGATGGACTCGGGCGTAGCGTCAGGCGGGGCATAGACAATCGCCTCGCGAGCTTCAAGAGAAAGTCCCGGAACAAGAAGCGGAATCTGAGTCTCGACGCCGTCGAACTGGACCCCAATAGAGCGTTCAGTGACCAGCGATCCGTCTGGGCCGTACTGAGCCCCGTAGAATCCAATGTCCTTGGGAGTCTTGTCCTCGCGAAGACCAAAGTCTGGAACCTTTCCAAACGCGGTCACTGCCTCATCGACCTTCAGCCTCAGAGAATCGATGATCTTCTTCTGGTTGTACTGTCCAACGGCATCGGCGTGTTTCGCGCTCTGCTCGATGAGGAATGGGTTGAACTCCTTGTAGAAGGATCGGCTGAGATACTGGGAAGTGCCGAACTCGGCGTTCTTCTGCTCCGCGAATGAAGCCGCCAGAGCGTCGAAGAACTGGTTGTCCTTCAGCAGCTCGGGGTTGTTCAGCACAGCGTTGTCGTAGGCCGTCTTGAAGTCGTTGCGGGCCTTTGCAGCCTCAAGGACACCGGAAGCCTGTTGCGCTCCCACGGCAAGCCACGGATTCTCGGAAGGCTTGATCTGCCCGCTTCCCACAAGATTCGCGTATGTCTTCCTGTTCTGGTTGACGAGGTCCTGACCAGCTAGGAAATCCTGCTCGTTCTGCTGCGTCTTGATCGTAGTGGCGAACTTCGCGGCAGTCTGGGACAGGTTGCTGAATGCGTCAGCGAACTCGTATGCGTTCCTGATCGCCCCTTCGTCAATCGGCTCGACGGTCTTCCGTGGGTCGATTGGAGCCACAAAGGTGCTGACCGGGCTGGCCGCTACTCCGAGAGATGGTCGTTGCTTTGCCATTGTGTTGTTCCATTATCAGAAGGTCGGCATACCTCGGACCCAGCTCCCACCGCTAGTGCCGCCAGCAAGACCACCCACACTCGATCCCGTCTGCCTTACTCCAAGAGATCCGGGATTTGGGCTTCCGAAGGCCGAGTTCATCATCATTCCGACCTGAAGTCCGCTGCTGATTCCATTCATCAGGATTGCGCCCATGCTGACATTCGCAGGAGGCGGCAGAGGAGACGGATACCCGGAGTTGATGATGCTCTGCCCACGGCTGTAGATGGCCTGAGCCTCACGGTTTACCTGTGCGGTCAGGTTGCTGATATTCCTGATCGCAGCAGACTCGAAGTCGAGCACATCGCGTTCAAACTGATTGTGAATCATGTCCACGGTGCGTCCTTCGATCCCGGTCTCGGCGGTGATTGCCGCATAGCTGGCCGAAGCCTGACGAGAGTCTCGGGTGATGTTCTGAAGTTCCTGCTTCTGCGCGTCGATCTGCTGGATCCTCTGGGAGAACAGCGCATCCGTCTGCAAGCCCACATCGCGCCGAACGCCTTCCACGGTCTGGATGTAGGCTTCATTCTGGGCTCGCGCAAGATCTCCCCTATAGCGGTTCTGCGCCCTTGCTGCGGAACTGGCGGCCTGACCTTGGGCCACAGTCTGTCCCACGCCGACGAGAACGCCGACTGTTGCGCTTACTGGGTCACACATTGTTTTGGATCCTGATGAACTGGTAGAAGAGACGCCGCTCGAAACCGTAGTCCGGGTGTTCGGAGATGAAGGTGAACCCAAGCCAGTTGAGCCACCTGATGTGCACGGTGTTCCGTGCGTCAATGAAGTTGTAGAGGATCGGGTAGGTCTTCTGAAAGCTGGCTACCCACTCCTTGGAGATCCTTAGAAATTCAAACTTATGGCTGTGGATATGGCTGCTTCCCAACATCCATATCCGTCCAATTGAAGGGTTCTCCTCCTGCACGATGCCGAACATACACAGGATCTTTCCTTCAGCGGACATCGTGTAGCATTCGTCTGAAACCTCTATTCCGGTAAGCAAGGCTTCCGTAGGAAACTTGCCTCCTGCTGCCATGACTTCTGAAGCATCCTCTGGACGCAGATCAGGAGCGAGGATGAAGGCGTCCTCTTTGACCGATTGCCTGATTTCAATCATGAGTATCTCTGGGCACGGTCAACATAGTCTCCCTCGATTTCCGCGCTCAGGATCTTGCAGGGAAACGCCGTGTCGTTCAGGATTGTAACAACGACACCTGTGTTTCTTCCGTAGATGGGCGCCCTGAATACGCCTCGGTTGAGGTAGACCTTGTTGATGAGCGACGATCCCGGAATGAGGCCGCTGTAGTCGTACTCGTAGACTGACTCGTTCTCATTCTGCACTTGGATCTTGAAGTAGGCAGTATCCTCGTAGAGGACAGAGATGTTCCTGAGCTGGTAACGACCGCTCTGAAGAGCCGATTCGCTTTGATTCAGGCCACGGATACCGGATCGTCCCTGAAGCCAGAACTGGGAGAACTGGTACTTCATCTCGTACTTGATGCCGATAAAGACCTTGACTCCGCTGTAGTCTCCACGGACGGAGATCGTTCCTGCGGTATCGGAACCAGAGTTGTACGAGGTTCCCGAAATGACAGAAAGAGAAGCACCTTCAATCGTGTACACCGCGCTCTTACCAGCGATGTATGAGTACGGCTTTGAGAGGTTCCAAGTAGTCAGTCCGGTTGTAGAGTTGTATGTCCCATCCCCGATCTCCATGGTGGCTCTTTGATCGAGATGAGTGACCCAGTTGGAGTTCTTCAGGCTTGGGGTGATGTCCGTCAGTTCCGTTCCAAGCTTGATCTTCTCCAGCACTGGAATAGCCGATTCGGTTCTCAGAAGTAGAACATAAAGTTCCATATCCACGAACTCTGCCCAGATGACCCTTGCAAATCCAGCGGTATTGCTGTCAGGAAAGCTGTACTTGAACCATGCCGCTTGAATCGACTCTCCTGAAGAAGCCTTGGTGTACTTGTACAGGTACAAGTTTCCATCCGAGACAACGGCAGCCATGTCATCCTGAGCCGTTGCGGAGATGTGCACGGGTTTTCCAGCGATGTAGCTCGGGACAACCTCGGACACCGTGTTGACCACATAGGAACCGTCGATGTTCTGCTGAGGGACAAGTTCCCTGATTCCGGTGAACCCGTTTCCACGGTTGTATCCGAAGTAGACAGACAATCCCGAAGAGACTGGCTGGATGTCGGAATAGGTCTCATAGTCACCGACAGGCAGCAGAGCCACCGACTTCGGACTGAGGATCTCGCCTCCCCGCAGGACTAGCTGGCTGCTGTCGGTGAACAGGATGAGCTCGGTGTTGAACACCGTTCCAGACTTCAGCTTTCCAACCTTTGGACTGCTGGACGAGACATCGATGGGGTCTGAGTCAGGAACATCAAGGACCGTGGTCCTCCAGAAGTTGAAGAACTCAGACACCTCGCTCAGGATGATGTTCTCGTCGCTTAGGAAGCCTAGGCGGTTCTTGAACAGCACGATGTTGTTGATCGGTACTCCGACAAAGCTCGGGGCGCTGTTCGTCAGATCGTCTCCGACAATCCTGTCCTCCCACTTGTATCCCGAATAGTCGGAACCAGCTGGGGCAGTTGGCGACGAAGGAGTCGTTCCATCGGCCTTCTTGAACAGGAACGAGCCATCCGACTGCCTGATCAGGATGTGAGGCATCGTGGCATAGTCGTACTTGTACTTCAGGCTGGGAGCGATGGACTCGGCCCAGATTCCCCTAGCGAATGTCTGGTCGTTCTCAGCGACGAACTTCACATAGTAGTCATCTAGCTGGCTTTCAGGAGCGCCGAGAACCTTCACCACATAGTTGTCTGGAGCGGTGCTGGGAAGATCCTCGAAACGCTGGACCGTGTCGCGGATCAAGATCATTCCCTGACCACCAAGATCATCTTCAGCAGTGATCTTGAAGTCTGCCGAACGAGTGATGTGGATCACGCTGTCCTTGGCCGTTGCGGTGTACGCAGGAGACCCCTGACCGCTCAACGCCGTCGCAAGAGCATTGGCGACATGGTCCGTTCCAATGTTGTTGCTTGCGGTCTTATGACTTACGGTGATGGATCCAGTTCCATCCGCATTCGTCACGGTGATGGAGAAATCCCGGTCAACATTGCTCTGCTTGACATAGACAATGGCGTTCCTCAGGTAGTTGATCGCCGTTGTCGTGTCGTTCGCAATAGTCGGCTTCATCGTTGACTTGGAGTTCACCACGAAGGTGACATCGGCCACGGTGAGGAGCTTGAGCATCGACCTGTCGGTGTTCGCTAGGTAAGCCTGAGCGCCCGATCCATAGTGAACGGTCTGCTTCGTTCCGTCCAGCTTGTACACCTCGATGAGATTGTTCGCCTCGGTGGCTGACGGCCTGATGAAGACGAAGTACTTCTCGCTGGTGTCGCGCAGGATGATGTGCGGCTTCACCGAGCTTTCTGTGATGGTGGTGTAGATCGAGCTTGAGGCGTTCCTGATCTCGGTCACCTTGGTGGTCGGATGCCTCTTCACCAGACCTTCGATTGGGCTGGGGAATGCGTTCACCATGTCCTCGCACTGGTTCACGCTGCGGATTGCCGGAGCTTGCTGACTGACTCCTCCGATGAGGTTCGGAATCGACTGCGTGATCAGGGGCATCAGTAGGTCCTGTAGGAGGCGTTCCGGTTGACCGCGCTCAGGGTGCTGTATTCATCGAAGATGCTGTAGTCGGCGGTGTCGTTCTCGTAGGAACGCATACGGACCAGCGCCATCATCTCGTCCTGATTGTTGAACACATGGTGCTTCTCCGACCCAAGCATACGGTCGCAGAAGATCCGTGCGGCCCTGATCGTGATGTAGTTCCGGGCTGCCTCCGGCATCTCAGTGAAGTCGAGAAGGACTACCCGGCTGACAACGATGGGGCCCGAGAAGATGTAGCTGTTGGAGACCCGGTCGTACAGCTTGTCTCCCCGGAGAACAAGATCCATGTCGGTGTACTTGTACGGATCGGAATCGATCCTTACCGTGTTCTCCGTGACCACGATGTATCCCGTGCTGTCTGGAGCCAGCGTGATGTTCTCCTCGGTGTTGAAGTGCCATCCGTATCCCTGAACATCTCGGGAAACCTCGTCAAGGATCTGCTCCGCGATGTTGCTGTCTGCCCTCTTGGAGCTGAGTGTGTTGATCGGGGGTTCCCCGATTGCCGACAGCATCGTGTTCACTGCCTGTAGCTTGGTCGTGGTGGAGAGCATGATGGACCTCAAGAAACAGGAGGTGGGCTCCAGAGGAACCCACCTCCCTTAGGTTGTGGCGTCAGCCTTTCGGCTGGTTTTGATTACGCGGTGACGAACTCGATGCAAGCCTCCTCGCGAAGGACATTGTGGCCCATCGCGTACTTCGCCAGCATGAGGGTGCCGAGACGCTCCATGATGTACTCGCTCTCGACCGAGAGATCCATGAGCTTGACCGTGCCGACCGCATCCGAATGGAACGCAATGCCGATGGTGTTGGCGTAGTTGTAGCCCGAGTAACCATCATTAGCGGTTCCACTGACATCGTTCTTGACGCCAGAAGCGCCCGCAAGAGCATCTGGGGTCGAGCTCTCGTCGGTGCTCGGAATGTGGTTCGACTTCAGGACCTTGATTCCAGCGACTTCCACGACCGTACCGGACGCAAGGCTTCCAGCGCCACCGTAGTCCTTGTTGATGGCAATACCAACCGCAGTGCCATCGCCCTGAACAAGACGGTAGTAGTTGGCCGGGTTGAAGATCGCAACGCGACCGTCAGCCGGGACATTCTTCTCATCCATCTTCTGAGCGGCTTGGAAGAGGCCAGCGATGAGCTCGGCGGAAGTTGCGGCGGTCGATGCGGCAATATCCAGCTTGGAGCCAAGGAAGGTGGCCGAAGTGCCGCCAAAGCGATCAGTAGCCCGACGAGCACCAGCGATGACCGTGCGGATCAGGTTCTTGTCAGCCGCGTAGGCAAGAGCACGACCAATCTCCTTCGAGTAGGTCGAGCGGACATCGTAGTGGTTCTTCAGCTCATCGATGTCGGCAACGAAGCAGGAGCTGATGAGGACATCATCGATGAAGATGACCTTCTCGTTGTGCCTCATGCGGGACAGGTACTTGGCCGAGCCAGTGTCGGTTGCCGTACCAGTTGCAAAGGTTGCCGCCGATGCTCCGAGGTAGCCAGTGCTAGCACCCGTGGTGAGAACGGATTCGCCGGGGGTGTGGTAGGCCGCGCTGGCAACGCCAGTGACTGCGAAAGTCGCGGACTTTCCGCTGCTGATGGTGCGGACCTTGGTCAGCGGGAGCATGAGGTTTGCTTCCTCGAAGACCGAGATGATCTCGCCGCTGAAGACCTTGAGGAAGAGGGAGTCTGCGTCACCAGCCAGATTGACCTGACCAAGACGAGACGGAGTAGTCTGAATGGGCATTGTGTTGGGTTCCTAGAAAGAGAGTTGCGTGTACAAGTCTTGACCTGTAGGCGCTACTCTTGAGGTTATCCCACGCATGGGGCCACAACTCGCAACCTGTTCCACCCGTCAAGAAGGTGAAACTTCCTTAGACTCGTCTTCATCAACGAAGCGGGGAGGTACGCAGTACCAGCCTTCGGGAATGACCACACTGTTGTCACTGAGTGTCCACTCGCCGTTGATCAGGAGGTAGACCTTGGTCTTGCAGTTCGGGCCCACCCTGATCGGGCTTGCCTCCGGGATGAACACGGCTCTGCTGCACCCACTTGCGGATCCGAGAACCAGCACGACGAAGCAGAACAGGATCCCGATCAGCAGAAAGTGCAGTGCGTGAGAACTGGTAAGCCCGTACAAGCGACTCAAGAATCCCAAGGATGATCGCCTTGAGGATCCCATTCACTTGGCCCCCGCGTCCTCGCTGGAGACATTGTTGTCCCGAGCGAAGATCAAGCCGATTCCCGCCATGATTGCGCTTGCCGTCACGGCGACATCGAGCGTGGTATTCGGGTCGTTGTCGAAGAGTGCGGTGAGAGCGGCCCCGACTGCGGTCAGGACTGCCGCGATTCCTGTCACTGTGGTCTTCCAAGACTTCATCTGTGCTCCTTATCGGGAAGTGGTGGTGAGGATGTTGCTGTTCTTGAGACGGTTCTCGACATCGCGTCGATACGCCGGATCCTTGTGGTAACGGGGATCCTTCATGGCTGCGGTGAGCTCCGCTACGCTTCGGAACGCTCCACCGGAAGGCCCGATGGTGTCTCCTTGGATGAGCTTGGCCGGGGATCCAGAGCTTTGGGAGAAGCGGGCCTGAAGTCCACGGACGGCCATCTGCATGGCTGCTGGATTTCCCTGCTCCATGATGTTGTTGAAAGCCTCGATCTCGTTCTCCTCCAGAGACTCTGAAGCCCACTCCAGCATGGAGTTGTACTTGTCCTCTCCTCCGGCAATCGAGTAGATCTGCTGGGTCTGCTTCTCCGTGATGGCGTTGAGTCCATCGAGGTAGTTGCGGACCACATTCTCCGGGATGCCGTTGGCGGAAAGCTTGGCGATGCTCTCCTCACTCAGGGTTCCATTCTCGGAATACTCCTTGGAGAACTCGTCAAAGTTCAGGGTCCCCTGAGGAGCCGCTTCGGCTTGAGGGATCGTCTTGGGCTTCTCCGCAGGGGTAGAGAAACGCTTTTCCAGCTCGGAGTATGCCTTGGCTAGATCCTCAGGGGACTTGAACTTCTCGGGAAGCCAGTTAGGACGCTCATCGGATGCCTGAGCGGGATCCTGAACTTCCTGCTGCTCTGCCTGAATCGCCTGTTCCATGGCGGTATCGGGAGGATTTTCCTTCGTGATGGTGATTGACTGGTGGTTGCTCATCGTGCGTTCTTCATGTTGGCCTGTAGGATCTTACCTCCCTCGGCCATGGCTTGGTTTCCATGCTGTGCAAGAAGCTGCATCTGCATGGCTTGCTGCTGCTCGATCTGGAGCTGCTCTTCGGACTTTACCAGACCCGCCGTTTCGATTCCAAGAGAAGCAGCGCGTCTGTTGAGATATTCGCGGACATCGATGTACTGCTGGATCATCTGAGGACCAAGGATCTGACCGATGCCCTGAAGGTAGATGTCGAGCCTGTTGAGGTCGTTGCCTCGTCCAAGGGCGTCGATTCCCGTCACAATCGTAGGCGTGACGAAGTCCTTGGGAAGCTTCGGCATCCTCTTGCTCTTGGTCAGGCGGTCGATGACACGGCCAACGAGCGGAAGCTGGAACTCCTGAGAGAGGATGGAGTAGATGCCTCCCAGCTGGCGCTCGATGCTTTGGGTGACCAGACGGACTTCCTCGGCGGTGACGCGGTCTGCGTTCCTGATGGTCGCCTCGGTCAGCAGGAAGGCGTAGCTCAGGCGCTCCGAGATCCCCTGAGCCGTGGCTAGGGCGACCTGAAGATCGGCTCCCTTGTTGGCCTGAAGCACGGTCACATCGGCTGCATTGCCCTCCCGGATGGCTCCATTGGGCGCCTGAGCCAAAGTCTTGGCACGGGTGGTTCCGGTCGGGTTGACGAGGAAGAGAAGCTTGGCGGAAGCCGCAGCGGCCTCCACGATGCTCTTGGACAGACTCTCCAGAGAGATCAGGTCGCCAAGGTATTGCTCGACATAGGAACGACCGTAGTCCTCCCCGTCGATGCGGTTCATCCGCAGGGCTAGGAACGGACTCTGCTCAATCGGGTAGGTCCCGTAGGAGTCTGGGATGATCTCTCCCTCGACCTCTTGGTAGATCTCGACACGGTCGCCCATGCGATGACAACAGGTGTAGATGTCCACCGTGTTGTCATGGTTGCACATACAGGACTTGACGAAGGGCTGGATCTCCTCGGGAAGAACGGCTGGAGCAACCGTCTCCTTGATGATGATCTTCTTCGCGTTGCCCATCGGGTCACGCTTGACCACGAAGCGGTCCAGCTTGATCACCCGCATGGGGCCATCGTCGGGGAAGTACAGGACAACCGAGCCGCAGACGATCAGCTGCTTGATGGCCTCGAACAAGTTGCTGCGGATTCCCTGAGACTCGATCTCCCGCTGAACACGGCGCTCAAGCTCCGACAGGCTGGCGTCAACCTCAGCCTTGGCGTTTGGAGACATGGCCATGAGCCTGTTCTGAGCCTTCGCATCAAGAACGAAGCGAAAGAACGGGGCGTTCGGTGGAAGGAGTGACAGGAGAAGGGCAGAAGCCAGATTATTCACGCCACGCGCACCTACCGACTGATATGGGGTCGGAAGACGCTGTGCGGACTGGTCTCCATCATCCGTCATCAGGTGGGGAAGAGTCAGCCGTGAGCAATCCCGCGCTCTCTGTAGGTAGGCGTACCGCCCATTCTCCATCTCGCTGTAGGCCGACTTTGCTGTGTGCATGGTCACATCCCCGGCACATTCGTGCCAGACTGAGGAATGGTCAGAGCCCGCTTGCCCTTCTTCTTGTACCCGGTCTGGTCAATTCTGGCGCGGGCAGGAGTGCTCTGGAGCATCTGCATGGTCTGCGGAGCAACCTGTGGGGCCAGAGGAAGCTGTGCCGGAGGGGGAGGAGAAGGGGCTGGCATACGACCGCCGCTACCGCTGAAGCACATCAGGACACCTCGTTCTGTTCGTTGAAGACCTCGCGGAGCATCCGAACAACGGATCGCTGCCCCGCGTAGAAAAATATGTCCCGCTCGCTCATGGCGAGATCGGGACACTTCTCGGGGATCTGAGACTCCAACCTGTGGAGAAGGGCTGGAGGAACGGGAGGAAATTCTCCGTCCTTAGACTCATTCAAGGAACTCACCTCCAGAAGCTTCCTTCTCCTTACGCTCCGTGTGGATGGCGTAGAAGATCACGATGTAGTTGATGATGTCGAGGACGGTGTCCAGAACGCGCTCATCGTCCACTTCGTATTTCCGGTTGGAATCAGCAAGGGTGTTGAGGCGGGAGATCTTGTCGCTGAGACGGACAAGGACACCAGTCTCCGTCTTGCATAGTCCCAGCTCCTCGCACTTGACGAAGTTGAGGAAGGCGTGAGTCGCATCCTGACCGCCACTGTAGTCATGGTTCTTCTTCCTAGAGAGGGCCCTTGCCCGGTTGCAAAGATCTTCATGCAGCATCATCAGTTCTTCGCGGGTTGCCATAGCTTGACCTCCATGGTCGTGTAGTCGTAGTCCCCATCCCTGAGGATGCGGGCCATCTGTGCCTGAATCACCGCGTACTCTGCGGCGAATCCACTGTTGACGAATGCGTCCTCCACCGTCTTCCAAGTCGCTCCGTTCTTGCTCAGGAGCCTTTCAGCCCCGACAGGACCGACTCCCTCAAGACCGGGATATCCGTCTGCCTTGTCTCCGACCAAGGTCTGGAACAGCCAGTTTCGGTCGGCGTCCGCCTTGGTCTGGAATGTGAAGGCGTCCGTGTCGGGGTTGTAGAGCCATCCGGGAAGTGTCTTGAAGTCCTTGTCGGTGGAGATCATCAGCGAGCTGATTCCACGGTTGACGCAGCTGGTGTGGTGGATGCCGACGAGGTCATCCGCTTCCAGCCTGTCCCACACAACGACATGGTGCTGGTTCGTCAGAAGCTCCTTCAGGACCGAGTATCCGGCTGGCTTCCGCACCTTCTTCCTATGGGCCTTGTACTGGGGAAAGATGTCCTTTCGGAAGTTTCCCTTGCCAGTGAAGTAGATGCTCAGGTCTCCCTTGGCCATGGCCTTGTACCTGTCGAGGATGACCTTGGCCATTCCCATGGCCTCGTTGATGTTGCAGAAGACCACATCGAGGTCCTCATCGAATCTGGCGCAGTACTCGCAGGACGAGCAGATGCCGTAGATCAGGATGTCTCCGTCGATGTGGA